AAAATGATATACGACATAAATAAAAGAGAGACGAGTCCAAACATTATACATTGTACGGACAAACTATCTATAAATAGTTAATAATAGTATGTAATGAGTAGTTTGATGAACTGTATTTTTATCACAATATTCAACCAAGAAAAATATGTAGATATGTCGTATTTGCTTCTAGAAAGTATATTCATATATGGGTGTTTACTAGAAAATACGCATATATTAATTTACACATCCACCCCTTTTATGAATAAAATAAAACAGAGTCATTTGTTCAATGAACAAAAAATCAAGTTTGAAACAAATGATACTTACAATGACATCGACACCGCTTGTAAGGCACGGTTGGATATATTCAAGCTAGCCTCTACATCTAATTACAACAAAATACTTTACTTAGACACCGATATACTAATAAAAGACGATATCAACAAAGTATTTGATGTTTGTAAAGAAGATGTTTTGTACGTATTAGAAGAAGGTGAAATTGATAATGACGCCGACTATTGGGGCAAAACATTGTTTGGCAATGAAGTACATAATTATGCCGACAAAACAGCATTCACAAGTGGAATATTATTATTTAATAATTGTCGGAAAATCAAAGAACTTTTTGAAAAAATAAAAGAAGACATATGTAATCGGCCGCATTTTTTTTCGTGTTTTGACCAACCATATATTGTATATAATGCGTTTAAGTATGGTTTATATAATAATAAAAAATTAATCGCATTTGTTGTGAATAATGATATGAATATTCATAGTAATAAAATCGTACATCATTTTCCAGGAACACCTGGGTATTACCATATAAAAATAAATAAGATGACATTTTTTTTGAATAGTATTAAGGAACATACAAAATATCAACAAAGTTGTGTGAAAGATACACAATTTCGCACAATAAATTGGTCAAATATTACATTTGATGGGGCAATACCACTATAGTTAACACATAAAGCTTTAATGCCGCGGAGTTTATGTATTGTAGTGTGAAAGACACATATCATACAAGTTGTGTTTAAAAAATGCGTATTATAAAATGTTAGATTTAGTTCTCAAGGAGTTTTCAACCACCGTTTGGGGGCATCCGAAAAATTGCTGAACATAAAAACGGTACGTTTTTATGGTAAGGGGTTTTTTGGATATAAACCAGAATGGTTTATATCTGAAAAATTGAAATCTTTTTTCTGATAATCTCAGAAAGCATAAAATTATAACTCCATTGAATTATTTAAAAGAAAACAACAGCAACCAAAACAAGTTTATTACAATGTCTAAAGCCGCCGCAGCAACCAAATACAACATCTACTCCGAGTTTGCCCACTACCCCGTTCGTCGAGTAAAACAATCCGGCGACCTGGTTTCCGTATACATTCCGCGAATCCACAACAAGTTCAACAATGCCGCAGTCAATCACGTGTTTGGTGAACTCTATGGAATTGTCAAACGCGTCGACAATGTCTCTGTCAAGACACCCGATGGCACCGATACCCAGTTTCACAGTGCTTTCGTGTACTACGTACCCTACCCGAGAAACGATTTGATCCAAAGAATTGTCGCTGAGAGTTCAGTCCGTATCAATCCAAACCTTAATACGACCTACATGCGTAAACACTACAACCAACCAAATCCCAAGGTGCGAAACACTGAATACTGGTTGTTGTTGCCAAACAATTCCAAAGTACCAGATACCGATATGCCTTTGGACCAGATTCACGCCAAACTGATTGAACTTGAACCAAGAGTAGTAGACAACGAGGAGGAATCCGCATCGCTGAAGGCGTATCTCCAATTCTACGAAGAAATCGAGGCCAAACAGAGAGGCACAATTCCTTTGTACCAAGACACGAAAATCAATGTACACCAGTTAGTCCAGAATATCAAATTGATGGAGCAGCGACTTGACGCACCAAAAGAGGAAGAACAGCAGAACGAATAAATACACACGTTGCCAGCGACAGGTAAGACATAATCTGTATAACCTATTATTTACACAATTCACACAATATTATTAGTATAACAATGATGTAAAATACATCAACATAAAAAACAAAAATAAAAAAAATATATACACCAATATATGCTTCCTTCTGGAAGTATATATTACCCCCTTTTTTTTGCCGTTTTTCTGCCACCCTTCGTAAACCGACTCATAATAACGCTAAATTTGTCAGGGTCAACTTCCGACTTCTGATGTCGCGCCTGTTTTGATATATGGTCCGGGTCCATATAATCAATCGCAATCGACCGCGAAGTTTGGTAGTCAAGTCCCGTCTTTTTCTGTGATTTACCACGCATTTTTCCAACTATCATCTTGGCCATTTTCCGCACATTTCGAGTCACTTCTTTTTCAATCAATTCGCTCATTGCGGTTTTATACCGAGGTTCGGCTTTGCTTTCTTCTACTATTTTCCACGCTTTCTTACCAGAATTATTGACCAAATTAATATCAGCCCCCATGTCTATTAACATTTTGGCAATAGCAATTCGTTTTTTTGGTTGATTATTCATTTTACATACATGCATTAACGCACTATTGCCATTGCGGTCTTGTAAATTAATATCTGCCCCACCACGAATAAGTAAGTGAGCACATTCTATATAATTACGCATGCAACTATAAATCAATGGCGTATCCATCGACACAGTATGTCTGGCATTTACATTTGCGCCTAGCCTTATAAGCGCAGTAAGCATCTTTCGATAATCATTTGATACAGCAAGCCACAAAGGGGTGTAACCAACTTCCGTGTCATTATTCGAAATGTATCCATAAGTATTACTATAATTAGTCGAACCAGTATTACGATCACGAACTTCGGCTTCAATATCGGCACCTCTCTCTACTAATAATTTTGCGGATTTGGCATCTCCCTTATCTACACAAATCAGCAACGGTGTTTTCCCTAAATTGTCATAGTCATTAAGAGGCACACCAGCATCAACTAGAAGACTAATAATATCAAACCATTTTTTGTCAATAATATCATCCGCGCCATCCTCACTATTGCGACACGCGGCCATCAAGGGTGATTGATTCAAATTATCAACAATAGTCGAATTAGCACCTCTCACAATTAATAATTCAACAACACGTTTGTGCCCTTTTGTTGCCGCAACATTGATGGGAGTTTTTCCATCGGCGTTTTTAAAATCAATATCAGCACCATCATTAATCAGTGTATTTATTGCTGAATTATCTAGTCCGTTTTTACAGGCATCAATTAAACTCATATTCAGCGACATTTGGATGTCATTTGACATACTAGCAGCGCTCATAATATATATTATAAAAGTATATTATGGGAGACACATTCAATCCATCAGCGTATAATATTAGTGAAAATCCAAATACATCGACAGTTGGAGAAGTTAATAGTATACGCCGTAGAATGTCACCAATGATTTTCTTAAATACGCGGTTTATACAAAGAACAATAGGGTGGTCTGGCGCATTAAATCAAAATACCCGACTGGGTTGTGGGCTCAATGTTTTACATTTTTTGGGAATATTATCACATGAATCCGCGGTAAACGCATTACAAAACGCAAATGTGGTACATCCGGTTAACGGGTTATCGCTGAATGTGGTTGTTCAAAAGTTCAACGAACTATTCCAATCAAGTGGTATAAATAGGCAAGTTCAATATAGTACCACAAATATCCAAACAAGGGAAGACTTGCGAAATGCATTTAGTTATTTCCAAACAATATTGGTTCCAGATTCTTGTATATTAGTGAGATACGGACGTCACGCAGACCCGCAACAACGAATACGACATCCGGACCCAGATCCGCAACTGTTATTACAATATCCCGCCGGTGTTCCGATTTCAGAGGGACATTATGTAATCATTGCTAAAAAATTGACGGGAGAACTGACAACAATTGATCCGCATGCTTCGCAGATTCATGACTATACTGGCACAATTAGCGATAACTTCTGGAATGTGTGGCACAATACTAATGGATACATTAGTATCGAGTTTCTCCATTGCTATGACCCCAATGTTCTTGCTGGGGGCACGCCCAGAAGCAACGCCGTCTATATAGTACCGAATAAAGTAATGAAACATTTTGTGAATGATTTACTCAATTCGTATGAATGCGTTTATCCAGAAAAGACGAGAAGCCAGCGCATAAGCCAACGCAAGAGCAAATCAAAAAATAGAAGAAAAAGCTTAGATGCTAAACCCCCCAAAAAGCGCGACAAAACCCGCCGAACTATTTAGCATCCGCCATTTCCATTATGATTTCATCAGGAAATCCCATTTGAATCAAAATCATTTTGGCCGCCTTTATTTTCGAAATACCATTTACCATTTCATACGTAAATACTATTTCATTTCCATTCACATCGGCGTCCATTTTATAATTCGCAATACGCAGTGCGCCGGCTTTCTCCACCTTCTGACACAACTTCACAAAATGAGTCGTTAAAATGAAATCCACGTTCGGGAATCCTTGTAAATATTTCAAGAAGGCAAACGATGCCGTTGTCGCCTCTTCAGCATTTGTCCCCGAAAACAGTTCATCAAAAATACAGAAATGTCGTGTATTATCCGCGTCAGTAGTTTTGACAACATCGAGTATTTCTTTACATCGTCGCGCCTCTGCTTGGAACAAACTATCACGACCACTCGTGTCTGGTATATTCAAATACGAATGAATATGTGTGTATGGCACAATCGAACAATGTTCATAAAACCCGACCCCGAATTGTTGGGTCAATACAATATTGATGGCGGTGGTCTTCAGTTGCGTGGTTTTACCAGAGGCATTGGGTCCAGTTATGATAATATTCGCCGACAAATCTAGTGTATTAGGGACACGGTCTTCCATCTCAATATGTGTTGGATAAACCTGGTGAATAAACTCGGTCTTCGCATCCGGTGCTGAGGCAATTATGGCACGCGATATATGTCCCGCCGCCATATTTTCCCCCAATCCTGACATCAAGTTCATGTATGAATCGAACCCGATGGCATACCCGATGGCACGGCGATGCGTTTCCACGGAAAACAACCCATAATAGCATTTCAATAAATGACCGACCTCAAAACATTTGGAAATACTGAATGTGAATGGTTTGATGGCGGCCAATTCGTCTCCAAGTTGAACCATATACTGGCGATGAGTATCAACATCGTCGCAGAATGCCGCATAATGTTCTAGTGAACCGCGGTATTTTTCAAGGAACGCGTCATAATTGACAACCGAATATATCGCAAACTCTTTCATCGACATCAGACGTTCATTCACAGCCGAAATGTTTTTATAGAACCGCATACATGCCTTTACATTCTGGTACATCTGGATTCCATACAAGGCAAATGTGAACAACACATAGAGGATGTTGTTGATGGAAAAATCCGCGCTGCATACAGAAGTAAGCGTTTTCCCAATAAAATGCGACTTGGCAATGTTTTTGAGCACGTCCAAGTAAGCGGAGAATCCGATGGGGACACCCTGTATTTTGAGCAACACGAATGGCGCAATCAAAAATAACAATGGTAAAAAGAGCGAAATGAGAGGCGACAATAAATTGACGATTGCCCAGAATCCCATGAACCCCGACATATTATTCACAAAATGAACTTTTTCTATATCGATGAAACTATATCGGTCGTGGAAACCCTCTACTTCATATAGGTCTTTCCAAACATCGGCAATTTTATCTGGAGACGACATCTGAGGTCTGGGTCCGGCAGAACATGATGCCACCAATTCTTGTGTGTTTTGTAGAAACCCGGCGTTGGTCGTGTATTTTGTTTTGATGCGTGAAATCATAGAGGTGGCATATGAATGTTGCGGTTTCAGCGCAATCTCATATACAGACTTTGCTCCATTGTGCGAGGAATCCAGCTCCAAATCAGATGCCACGACCGGTGATAAATTGTAGACATCGGATTCTTCTAAATAATCAATCGGCATTTTGAATACGGAATCCACATTAATATTTGATTTTTTCTCCGGTTTTGGGTTTAATATATCAAGGAATTGCATTGATATATTTATTACAAAAAATATTTGTCTGAATCAGACGCACATACACACCTTAAAATGTCAAATTATCGGGCATCGGCATAATCTGAGTATTGTAGTATTTCTCCAAATCTTCCAGCAAGAATCTGTCGCGGTATGTTGCGAAATTGATTGCGGTTCCCTTTCGACCCCATCGTCCACTTCGACCAATGCGATGTAAATAAGTGTGTACATTTCGCGTAATGTCAAAATTAATGACGACCCCCACTTGCTGAACATCGATGCCGCGTGCGGTGAGGTCCGATGAAATAAGACACCTCGAGTTTCCCTTTCGAAACATTTGCATCGATTTTTCGCGCTCTTGTTTACTCATTTTGCTGTGGATTCCACAAACTGGGAAACCATCCTCCGTCATCGCGCGAATCAAGTGTTCAACGCGCTCCACCGTATTACAGTAAATCACACATGCCGTGATGTTATTACCTCCAAAAATACGCTTCAACAAATCAAACTTGTCGCCATCATTATTTAGCATCACTGCGTATTGCTTGATGCCATCAAGAGTCAGTTTATCAGCAGTTATAGTAATCATGACCGGGTCAATCATGAACTTCTTGGTCAAATCGACGACCTCCTTGTTAAGAGTTGCGCTGAAAATTGCAGTCTGAACATTCTCGGGCATAGTCTGGAATATGTCTTGGATTTGCTGCTTGAATCCGACCGACAACATCTCATCTGCTTCATCAATAACCAACAATTTCACATAAGTTGTTTCTAAATATCGGCGGCGAATCAGGTCAAAAATGCGCCCGGGGGTACCAACCACGATTTGAGGACAATTCGCCTCAATTGCTTTCAGGTCATCAATCACCGATGAACCTCCCACAAAACATTCGACCGAGCATCCGTGAATAGATGAACTGATACTGGCACAAACATTGGCCGTTTGCCTGGCAAGTTCATGTGTCGGTGCCAAGAGAATTGCCTGGACATTCTTCTCGGAGAAGTCTACACGTGTTAGTGCGCCCACTGAAAACGCACCGGTTTTGCCAGTTCCAGACTGGGCCTGGGCAATAAGATCCTTCCCCTGAGAAATAATCGGGATTGCGCGCCCCTGTATCGGACTCGGTTTTTCGAATCCATATGAGAAAACGCCTCGCAGCACATTTTCATCCGTGATTATGTCCTCCCATTTAGCAGAAATATTAGTTTCGTTAGTTGCCTCCATTTTGATATATAGATTATCAAAATCTATTTATATCTGTTTCAAAATAGATATATAGCAAGCCATGTTGTTCATATCCATATAGAGGTTATAAAATTGATTTCTAAATGATATAAATATTTACTTCATACATATACACTACAATGAGTTCAGCAGCATTACAACTAGAAGATTATACCAGACTTCAGCAAAATGGCAATAACGGATACGTTTTACCTGAGCTAGTTCTCGCAGCTATCCAGCAATTATGCCTAGAAATCGGTTATGATGAGAGCACTGTTAATGAATTGGCAGCAAAATCTGATAGCGGCGTATCAACATTTAAACCAAAAGACCGTGAATATCGCGCACATCCAAAGGCAAAACAGGATAATTGGAAATCCAAGCCGGAAAAGACGAGTAATTTTAAAGTCTCCAAGTTTGCTGTGCTTGACGATGTATCCGAAATAATCAATGAGATTCGCATATCCATGAACAAACTAAATCAGTCAAATAAAGAGGGCAAAATACCGGAAATTATGGATAAAATACAACAATTGATTGATGATTCCGAAGCGGATGTCAGGGATGAAAATATCAACAAGGTATTTAGCATAATTTACGATATTTCGATGTCCAATGACAAAATGTCTGATTTGTATGCCTCTCTGTTATCCACAATATATGCTACGCACCGCGACTCATTTAGCGCATTTATTGCGACTCAATTTGAAAAATACACCGAATCTTTCTATAATATTATAGACATCGACCCCAATCAAGACTATGATGGATTTTGTGCGCTCATGACCAAGACAAATAGTCGCAAAAAGGCTACACTTGTATTTTGTGAAATCGCAAAGCTGAACAAGATTGAAATAATTAATACCCTTGTTTTAGAAACTATCATTGACAAATTGGTCGCTCATGTGGTAGAATCGATTTTAATAAAGGAACGCCAAAAGGAGATAGAAGAAATCACCGAGTCATTGGTTTTGTATTTTGGAAATATGGAATCCACCGCGGCATTAAAAGCAAAACATTTGGAAACATTTGTGGCGATTTCGGGTTACAAAACTAGCGAAAAACCAGGACTGAATAGTCGCACCAAGTTTAAGTATATGGATTTGATTGGCAAATAAATGACGGAATCATTATTGTTTTTTACTATAATGATTCGGTACATAAATGATTCAAAGCGTTTTTCAAACGGAATATATATAGTGAACTATGGATTCGAAAAAAAAAATCAAATCCGTTATAGACCGGACAAAACAAGTGGAATATTACGAGTCGCGCGAATTAAATCACGACGATATCAAATATGAAACTACCATTTATGATACTGATATTTTGGGAAACCCCGTGGCAATTTGTTTAGGAAAAGCCAATTATATGTTTCAATACAAAAACATCGTACATTTTCCAGTATATTTGATGCGCGGCGACGTGATTCGCTCGCAAATCGGTTTATATGAAATATATTTAGACAATTTGATAGAATATTCGCAAAGTGGCATGATAGACGCCGAACAAATCATCGCACGAAACAAGCCTCTGTTGTATAGTTTTGCGAATGATGCATACATAGAGGCATCAGGGTCTTCGTCCTCCGATGTAATGCCAATGGCTTTGGCAAAGGCAGATACGCCCAAGGTGGACATCGAGCCTCTATCCGCCGAATCAAAGGCAACCGATTTACAATTTGTTCCCAAGGTTTCGCGCGAAGCATTCGAAGTATTTGAATACGACAAATCCGCGCCTATCCCAGAACGACTCCCCGAAGAAACAAAACCAGTGAAAACGGACTTCCACGACTCAACTAGCGCATTATGGATACAAAGATATATGGAAAACTATGACTATCGCATTATCAAAATAAAGGGCGACGGCGACTGTTTTTTCACATCGATTCAAAAGGCTTTTGCGCAAATCGGTAAACGAACCACCATTGACAAATTACGTACCATTGTCGCCAACTCGATTACAGCGGATACATACGATTTCTACCACAACCTCTACCACATGTATATTTCAGAGGAAGCCGAATTGGAATCGAATATTGAGAAAGCCTCTCGACAAATCACCGACTTACGTCGGCGATACAAAAACATCCCCGAAACAAAACAGGAAGAGAGACAACGAACTCATCGCGAAATCGTGGAACTGAATGAACGTGTGAAAACATATAAGCAAGATATGGCAAATGCCACCAGCAATAAAAGCGAGTATGCTTTCATGAATAATGTAAACTCGATACAGGATTTGAAAGTGGCCATGCGTGATTCGGCATATTGGGCGGATGAATACTCCATCAATATTATTGAAAACGCGCTCAATATAAAAGTCATTATTTTATCGGAGAAATCATTCAGGGCAAAAGACTACGATTCAGTATTGAAATGTCAAACGTCTGCGAATAAAGATGCCGCCGCCATATTCAAACCCGATTACTATATCATGTTGTCATATTCCGGCGACCACTATGAATTAATCTCATACAAAGACAAGAACATTTTCGCATTTTCAGAGATTCCACATAAAGTGAAAACGCTGATTGTGAACAAATGTATTGAGCAAAACGATGGGACATTTGGACTAATTGCTGACTTTATCCAGTTCCAGGAAAATCTGGGAATTGAACGTGATTTGTCCGAAGAGATGCCACGTGCTGCCGATACCGAATTGGACCAAAGTACGGTATTTATGTTCCACAAGAAGTCGGCACATGAGAAGCCCGGAAAAGGCAGCGGCGAAACGATTGACCCGGCAAATGTTCCCAAGTATTTTGAACTACATCGCACTCAGAATTGGCGCCAATTGTTGTCGGACGAGAGCACTACGCCTTTTCGCCTGGATGGAAAAATGTGGCAATCGGTCGAGCATTATTATCAAGGCGCCCAATTCAAAAAAGGTTTCCCCGACTTTTACAAGTTGTTTTCGTTGGATTCCGACCACGAAATTGCCAAAGATGTGGAAAAGGCGGTGGGCGCGGGGTCCAAAACGGGTATGTACAAAGGCGCATTGCTGCGACCCAAAACCACAAAAGCAGACCCCGACTTTTTCGCAAATGGGCGAAATGAAACGGAACGCGCGGCGGCCATATCAGCCAAATTTCAGACAAATGAAGAAGCCCGCAAAGTATTGATTCTAACACGCGATGCGGTTCTCAAACATTTTGTGAGAGGCAGACCGGCAGAACCAGATGAAATCTTGATGGATGTTCGCAAGACAATGGTCAAATAATTGAAATAATATAAATGGATTTATTTATATTATACAAAATGGCACAACAATCTGAATACAGCAAATTAACAATCGATATAACAAACCGCATTTCGAAAGCGGATAAAAAAGCGGGTGGAATATTCATCACTCCCCGGTCAATCATTGCCGCGCTAATGGGCAAACTGCCGCCAGGATTCGTACCAGAACGCATTTTGGAACCCTCCGCAGGAACGGGTGAAATCGCCAATTATGCCCGAACATGTTATCCCGATGCCGTCATAGACGCAATCGAGATAAATACCATGATTCACGCGGAAATAATCCGCACTTCGCCACCCTACAATTATGTCTGCGCGGACTTTACCACATGGACATCGACCGAGTCATATGACCTGATTGTTGGCAATCCGCCTTACGTGGTATGTGGCAAAGACGACGTTCCCGAGCCTTACCGCGAATATACGGTGGGTCGTCCCAATTTATTCGGCACATTCATATTACATTCGCTTTCCATGTTGAAGGTCGGGGGAATACTCGCATTCATAGTTCCGGCGAGTTTCCTCAATGCCGCCTATTATGCCAAGATTCGCAATTATATGAAAGCAACGGGCACGATTTTGAGCATTGATGAGTACGCTGATGGTGGATTCATTGAAACCCAACAATTAACCATTGGACTCGTATTTCGTAAGGATTCAGAACAAGCATCGGAAGAGACGTTAGACACATTGTTATCGTCGGGATGCGACTATTCGTTGTGTTTCAATGGCAACTTCATATTTTCGGCAAATATAACCGAGCTACGTGCCATATTTCAAGGGGCAACCACACTTGCCAGAATAGGTGTTCGCGTTCATACCGGTACTGTTGTGTGGAATCAGCGAAAACCTGACCTAACACATGATGCGACGAAGACACTGCTGATTTACAATACAAATATCGCACACAACAATCAAATCGAAGTCATTGATTTTGCGCCGATTGCCGAGAAAAAGGCGGCAACCGCTGCGGCAAAAGTAGCAAAGGCAAAAACTAAAGGCGAGACCATTGAAACCGCCGAATATTTGAAGAAACAATACATTAACCACGAAGGGTTAACGGAACCTGTGATTGTGGTAAATCGCGGACATGGCAACAGCGCATACCGTCTTTCCTATGCTTTGGTGGATGGTCGTACCCCGTATTTGGTGGAAAACCATCTCAATGTTATTGAAGCGGGACCCTATACACAGCAAATTATGGCGAGTCTGGCAAATGAAAAAACGCAGCGCTTCGTTGAACTCTTTCTGGGGAACAATGGATTATCAAAGACCGAGCTAGAAACTATATTCCCGATTTACTTGTAGGTGCTAATTTAGACCGGACTACTTTGATTTGCCACGCCGGGTTCAAAATGCCCGCATGATTACGCCATCGCAACAACAAATGATATTCATAATTGTCTGACATGAGAACAATGGTGTTCCTGTTTTTTATGGTCAATCCATATTCACCCCGAATACGCAAGTCTTGCTCAGAATATGTATGAATCCCGAATCTGTTCAAATCCCACAACAAGAAATACTTGTCCATTTGCGATTTCAACAATTTGGTGTTAAGTTTGTCAATATCAATCGTAGAAGCATATTTGTCCAAATATCCGCTTATCGATTCTTTTACAATGGCTGTACACTGCTTCTTATTATCACCGTGTGCCTCAACCTCGTACATATACTGAGTCATTGGACATCGTGAATATTCCGTCCCACAAACAAGCGTCAAATATTCGGCTAGAGACGGTTTATCGCCAATATATCCGATAGTTGCTATATAGGCGTCGAGACCCGTATCATAATAATATTTTGCATATGAAACCTCTGGAATTAGTCCAAACTGGTCTTGTAAAGAGAGGATTTGCGGAGCTTTCTCAAGTGATGAACAATTATGTTTGAACTCCAGTTTAGCTATGCGGATTTGAATGTTGTCGGTGCTATAAAAGGTCGCAAGCAAATCGTAATTGTGGGCACGTCCGGCCATTTTCTTGATATCAACCCGACCATATTCCTGGCCGCAAATGGCACGCAAAGCCTCGTGAAACCTGGTATATAACTGGACCCACAGAGCATTATCCACATATTCGGCGGGCAATGGATTCGCCAAGAATACCAGAATACTCTCGCGCACTTTGTTTTCGGCGTCATTCATCCCCTTGGACGAGCCTTTTGAGTAAAATAAATGGATGGATTCGTGTGTAAATGACATACAATGATATTATTGACGACATAATTATATTGGTTGATTAGTTCAATTTTATGTTATAGTCGCGTTCATATCTTGAACCTACAAAATTGAAATAATTTATACAATTTGTGTAAATTGTATAAACAAACCTATAAACAATAAAATGAACCAGACCCCCGAACAACAAATTGCCGTGCTAAGTAATGAGATTGCTGCTAAAATTGCTAATATCCAATCAGAAAAAGAGACAAATGATGAACATATATGTTGCGAATGTGGATGCGGAGTTGTTATAGAAAAATACAAAATAACAATCGGCGATAAGAAGTATTGCGGAGTTTGCGGCGAATACGAAGACGACTCGGATGAAGCCAAGACCCCTTGCTACGAGTGTAGTATGATGCTTACCGAAGAAGATCTAAAAATTGGAGAATATCAGCATTTGTACTGCGAAAGTTGCTGGGATGAGCGCTACGATGCTTGTGACGAATGTTATGAGTTGGTGAACAAAGGACAAGAGTCGCCGCCATATTATTCGGATGAAAACAACCAATTCCAATGTGTATGTGATGGCTGTAGCGACAAATGGGTAAAAAATGTCGCCAAAATACGCAATGCGCGAATGGCAGCCATCAAGAAACATCAAGAGATGTTGGTAGCATTTTGTCAAAAAAAGTGTATCAGTGAAATACTACTTGTGAATAAGACCACGGAACAAATATACAATATGATGTACGAATATTAATGTGTATAAATATTAGGGTGTAATATATAAATAATAGCGCCTCTATTGCTCCACAACCGCAACATAGCCCTTAGTCGTTTTTTTCTTCACCACTTTTTTCACGGTTCGGTGGATTTCCAAATGACATTTCTCGCAAAGTGCCATCAAATTGGCCGCATGGTTCTTATGGACCGCCGTTCCCACAATAAATCCATCTGAGTCCGCATTTGCCTGTTCCGCCAAATGATGCGTCTCCGTGCTCAGCTCCGTTCCGCATTTCTCGCACATCCCGCGAATCTTCTGCGCATTATATCGCGACACCTTCATCCCCAACGTCCCTTCTTTTTCCGGAAAATACTTGTTGCGAATGACGAACGCCTGGTCCAAAAATGCCGTGGGCAAATGAAGCGATTTACATACTTCGAGACCATACATATTATCACCCGGTCCATCACGCATCACGCGGTCGTATACCAAGCAATCTTGTTCCCTATTATAATGAACCGCCATGTGTTTGAGTGAGAGTCGGTCTAGTGCCACAATCTCGTCGTATTTTACAATCTCATGAAAATGTGTGGCAAAAATAAACGATGATCCCTTGGCGTGTAGGTCCATTAATCCAGCGACAAAAATACTCAGCGCACTCTGGGTCTCCGTACCTGAACAAAGCTCATCACCGAGAATCATTGAGCCCGCGTCGGCATTCTTCAAAATAACTTGGAGTTCGCTCATTTCCACGCCGAACGTAGAGAGGCCCTTGTATAAATTGTCATTCCCTAAAATACGCGTATAAAATGACATGTATGGTTTGTATACGAATTGGGAACATGGGACGAAGAATCCACATTGCGCCATAATTGTTGCAATACCAACTGCACGAATCATACTTGTTTTCCCCACGGCGTTGGTGCCGTAGAGAAGAATCCCCGTTCCGCACAATTCGATATCATTGGGGACATATGTCTCGTTTTTCTGGATATGTTCAATGAGGACGTGGCGAAGACCATGGGCTTTCACAAAGGAACCTTTGGTTCCGACAAAGGAACCTTCGGTTCCGACAAAGGAACCTTCGGTTCCGACAAAGGAATTAGATCCCAAATCGTTGGATCCAACTGTCAATTCTATGACTGGTCTACAATACCGGTTCTCTCGAGCAACAACGGCCCTACATTGAAGGACATCCGCCATCATCACATATTCCGCCATCTTTTCCAAGGGTTCGCAACAAATGGGTTCAAGTATATTCACAACAAACTCCGCATAAATGGCGGCGGTCTTTTCTTGAATAGCATTCTCCAACCGTAAGATTTGCCCAGTTATCCGCGTGAGTTGGTCAAACACGATTTCGTCATTTGCCGTGGTGGCAGTCTTGAACTTCAAGTCAACAAACTTTATCTCGGTTCCGCTGAATACCACATGCCCAGGCCCCGACATGGTCAAGATTCCGCGAAAACATGGTGCGGATTTGTAATCTCCGCGGTCCAGCAATTGTTTCAACAGTTTGCCGCGAGTCTTGGTTATTTGGATAGACGATCCCGACTTCTCCGTCGTGTTCACTTTCACATATTCGGTCCCATCTTGACCCGTCGCCGAGGACTGCATAATCATATTGAAGAACCGCTGAACAGCATCCAGTGTCTCTGTAGCGGTTACATATTCAGCCATCATTGTGTCCAGTTCAGCGCTGATTCCCGGCCTCACAATGTGTTCGCTGAATGATGCCCCGTTGATGTTTTTACAGAAATCGAGGTTCAAGACACGACCAATATTATCAGCAACGACGCGACAACAAGCTTCGATTTCAGCAGAATGCGCTAAATATTCCAAGAGTCGCGGTTGTTCCGCCAGACAAATATGGATTTGCTGAATGACGACTGCCGATTCGTGGATGCGCCAAATAGTCGCCGGCGCAATACGCCGCACCATGATTTGCCGCATCGCGCGTTCCAGGTCCATCACATTGGCCAATTGATTCCGGAATAGCTCAATATAATGATAGTTGTCCGGTTCCAGCATATATGCCGTGATGGCATATTCGGCATTGAGCCACGTCTCATCAAACACAGGACATGTAAGAATCTCCTTGATACGTCGTTTGCCAATGGACGTCACTGCGCGATTCAAAAAGTTGAGGACAGAAGAGAGGCGTCCACTGCGAACACTATCAGCCGAATTGTCCTCAATAATATTCAGTTGTTTTAGGGTATGATTCGCGAGTACTGCGTTCGTACCCGTATTGGAAAACGACGGCACCGCAATCTTCTTCACGAGGTCGGGGTTGTGTTCCTGGACAAAATTGAGCAAATAACAGAGGGCCTGGGTAGCAATCTGGTATGTGGAAAACTCTTCGCATGTGTTGTAGCTATCTGACCCGAAAAATGTATCAAGTACTTGGACCGCATATTGTTGTCGCTGACATCGCTGCGCTTTTTCATTATCACCGACGTATACATCGTGGACGGATTCGCACTGAAGTCCGCAAAAAGATTTAATAGAGGCGGCGATGGAATAAATAAGATCTTGAGTCTTAGTACCTTGGGTCTTAGCACCTTGGGTCCCCGCAATAAATGACTCAAAATCGTACAGAAAAATCACCTCACATGGCGCATAAATGCTAACATTGCGTTCCAATTCATCAAATGTAGATGGCGCGTTCTCAAATGTGGTCGTGTGTTCAAAAATCGCCGATTTGCCCGTGAAAATATTGATGATGGCGATTCCGTAAACAATTTGCGGGCGTTTCTTGTACACCGAATTGAAAGTTTTTAGCCAAACACACATAATATTATTGGAAAGCTTGGGTTGCTCAGTTTCATAGGGGATATAAGTCCCAGCCGAGTGTATTGAGTGAAGTCGGTGTTTCTTTTTGTCGCCGTGGACGCTATTTTCCTCATCCTGGACAAATACTACACTCGTATAGCCAGAATCACTGAGTTTGTTCAAATATCGGTCGAGCGTATATTCAGGGAATCCGGCCATCAACACGGTTTTCCCGTCCACACTCACCTTCTTTTTCTCGCTGATATTCATCTGACAAATCTTGGCAAACTCCACGATATCACTTCCCATAGTAGACCCATCTTTCAGACCATAGACTTCGAAAAATGACCCCACCATCATCAGCACAATCGTGCGTGGGCCATATTGTGCCTTGTAATTGCGCGTGTGTTCCAAATATTTTTCATAGATGTTTTGTGTTGGGATTGGGTCAGTGGATGACCGAATAGACGCAACGAGTGCGGCCATCGGGTTCTTTTTTGCTTTTGACATCTAGAATAATAGAGGCATTGGGTTTATATGTGTTTTGAATAATTATTGTCGGAATTGATAATAATTATTATTATATGAATGTATACACACATGGGAAAATCCAAATATAAGAATCCCAATAAAACAAAAAGTAATTATACGCGACACACAACAAAAGGCCTGCGTTTTAGAACAAGCCCACGTACAAAATCAAAGAAAAATAAGAAATCATTTTTGTTTAATTTTATACAAGATTTGTATTGTTATCATATTCCAGATAATTATATTAATGAAGCTGAATACCCAGAAGATGCTGAAATAAAACAAAAGTTTATTGATGATTTACATAGAAACGGATTTTCACGTAAACCAGATTTTAATGTCGAACGATTAAATAATATATGTAAAGATGAACAAGGATTAACTCGTAATTTACAAATGCAAACTGGCAATAATATTATTCTGTATGTTGAAAAGGATGGTGATATTAAAGCAGCAACAACAATTGATTTTGATCTTTATACATCCGAAGACCGGTTTTTTGAAAATATTTCAGAGGACGAAGGCGCCGACGACGAAGAAATCCCATGGTCCATTAAAAAAATTAAAATATTAACATTTTGTAGTAAAGAACGCGGATATGGGCGAGAACTAATGACCAAGTTGAAAACTATATTTATTGTTGGTATTGACAATGGATATGTATTGGAAAAAGCGCAAATTGTATTGAACTTTACACCTTCAAGCAAACCTTTTTATGAGCGACTCGGATTTAAATGCGAAAATATACATGGTAATAAATGGTGTGTATTTGCGGATACATATAATAGTAAATAAAAATGATAATAAACCACATTGATTACCAGTTAAATATTGAAACAATTATCTCATTAACATCCGCATTTAGCGGACACTGCCAATTCATCCACAATAACTTTGCGATACCTTTTTACCTAGTCACGCGGTAAAAATAGAGGAGCGACGGATGATAAACATAATACACAAAGGTTTATTATGTTTTACTTTGTTTTGCCGTAACACTTACACAAATAAGAATCCCTCTTCGCCCAACATATCAATCAATGAATTGCGGACAATATCTTCATTCTCAATTTTCAAAATGCCATCCACGATGGGTCGATTCGTAGTTTGAACTCCAGGCGGCTCATCACTCATCATAAACATATTGTACGTCTGTTTAAGCATATCCAGCGACTTCACTACATCGCTATTCCGCACTAACCATTCATAAAACGTCATATCTACTTCGGACAAAATCATCGCGGATTTATACGTTTTGAATCGTTTCAACAAATCAAATATACACACCGAATTGTCTTTGTTGTAATCCGTGCCTGACAAAACCAGGATTTGCCGAAACTCGCGTATATTCATCCCCAGCTGTTTGAGTATTTCCACCAAATCATACATCAATACGCTGTGTTTTACCAAACTGAAATGGCGCAAAATCCGACAACATCCATAAGCAAACAAATCCATGTCTTCACTCAAGCATGCGTACACTTGTCCTGTTAACATCAGGTGAGCGCAATACTCGTCGGCTTCACCCTGTGCGACTACCCAACTAATACCGCAATTATTTAGCAGTGTTTTCACCCGGTACGTGTCGGCGTCTTTGATATGGATGAATTGTTTCTTGAGTTGTTCCATCTCAATCTCGGCCTCGTGTTTTTCGTCTGAATCCATGCCGCCGTTTTCAACCGCGTTTTTCATTTGAACATAGCGTTCTTCTGCCTTGCGCTTATTTTCTTTGCGTTCGTTGATGATATCTTTTTTTTCGGGAGGCGCAACGCCATCAAATACGAAAATTGGGGTAATATTATAATTTCGGAAAATCGAGACCATCAAATACATTTGTTCTATAAGTTTTTCTTCACCGAGAAACCGATACAAGAAGATACTGGCATCGACCACAATGCGTTTCCCCGCAAAATGTTGTAAATGGATTTTGTATATGGATGTATCATTACAATTCGAATTAAATATGCGATTTAAATATTTTATGCCCATAGGGTAGTTTGTATACTATGGCTGGTTTTAAATAGATTGAATCAATTATCAATTTTTTCGCTATATATAGTATAATGCCCAGACGGCAATCAACACACAAACGCAAAAATGGAGGAGGTAATACGTGTACAGGCGCTAGAAAAAAAACACTTTCCCAATTAATGGAAGAAGAAGCAGCGGCTGCTCAACAAGAACTGGATGAAATAAAAACCGCAGTTAAAGTGTTAAATCATTTTGAATATGGCACGCAGATAAAAGAAGAAGAAATGGCGTCATACGATTCAGTACTAGATAAAATAAACAGCAATTTTAAAGATGGTATTGATGGTAAAAGCGACTTAACAAAATTATATTCGTCAAATAAAACGACGGCATTCACTAGCTTATGTAATAAGTTTCGCACATCTTTACTGTCATATCTTAAACAAGAGTTTTTACGAATATTATCATATCCTAATAATAAAAAATATAAATTATCAGAAAGCGAACTCAAATGTATTACAGAAGAAGAAAAAAAGAAAATCACAGAGCGGTCTCTTCTTCTAAAAAGTCAAAAAGAATTAACAGAATCGGAAAAAGTTGAACGCGAAAACGCAGTGAAAAGACGACTTGCTGAACAAAGAACCTTTATTATCAAATCCGATTATGACGAAACTATTTCAAAGCTCAAAAATTATTCAAAACGAATTGTTATTCCATCATATAAAGAATGGGTACAAATAGTGAAAGATGCCAATATTGAAAACCCAAACTTCAAGCAATGGCTACTCGACCAAAATAAAATAACCGCATTTGATGCCAATTTTATGGAAAAAATCGAAAATATAACCCGCGAATACAACAGCAATCCGACAAAATTAAGATATCCACGCGCACCAACAATGGAAGAATGGATAAAAATAAATGAAGCTGCAGAACGCTCCAAAACTCCAGCGCCAATACTAGATGACGAATGGCTTATAAAAAATAATATTAGAGAATATAAAAATGCTAACCCAACACCTGGTGATAAAACAATCGCAAAAACATTTGGAAAAACTCGGCGACGTACAAAAACTCCTCAATAATATTTCTTTCCCCAAAAACAACATAAACCCCACGTATAATAACTACATATATGTCATCGTATTTATTATACACTTCGTGCTTCCATCAAAAACAATATATAGATATTGTTGTCAATATGTTGAATAGTTATTTTGAAACAGGGGCCACCGTCGATTTTCTCGTATACACAACCACCGAGTATCGCGCAATCATTGAATCACGTCTCCCCGAGAAACCCGTGAAGTTTTTCGAGAAGAATTTTGTAAAAACCATGAACCACACTCGTATTTCTAAGGTGGATATTTTTGATTACCCTGAAATTGCCAACTATGACAAAATCGTTTACATTGATGCTGATACCATATTTTTGAGCGACCCGATGCCTCTATTTGATACTATTGTAGATGACGTAGTGTATGCCAGCGGCGAAGGCAACATCTTATGTGAAGGGAATTACTGGGGGCGATATCTTTTTCTGAAAAATGACGCGAATTATCCCGACCAAGAGGGGTTTTCTGTATCTTGTATGGGATTCAAGAATCTGCCCGAGATAAAGAAGCTTTTTTCGAAGATTAAACAGGCGTTTTATCTTGACATGTATCAGAACAAACTGGCATTCTATGACCAGCCGTATTTCAATATGATTTTAATCACCAACAATATGGTTAATAAGACGGATTTTAAAAGACACGTGCTTAGCAGAACCGCACCCGAGAAATCAACGGGACTTGTCGCGGTTCATTTTGCCGGATGCCCGGGACATGCGCAAGTCAAGCTGGATTTGTTTGCGGATTTCAATGCCAAATATGTGTGGCCGATTAAACAAGACCAAGGGTCCACCCAAGACCAAGTGTCCACCCAAGACCAAGGGTCGACCGAAGACCATTCGTTAACCGAATATGAACAATCATCGGAAGAATCATCGGAAGAACCTGTCGTATTTTCAATCGATGAGTCATCGCCGCCACAATTAATTGACGAAGCTCGTTTACTCGCACATATACAAAGCACCAATCCAGGTTACCATTTCGACAACAGAACCAAGCGTACCAATCTAGTATCAGCAGCCATTGCGAGTAAAAATGCCTGCTTCTTCTGTGGCGACACCGCCATCCCATCTGCCATCGTAATCAACAACAACAATCAAATCAAAATTACCATAGTGGAGCATGCTACTCAAGCAACCAGGCATCAAATATTGAATGAACATATTGAAATATCATCCATCGACGAGCTTTTGTCCCAGGGTCGCAAGTTTGACACAATTATTTGCGATGAGCGTGAACACATTGAACGCGTTATTGTATCGGCTCTTCGTGTCGCGGCTCCCTCTGCCACAATTATTATGAATGGTATAGAGAATCATCACGTATCAGCGACTTGGCAAAAGTATGTGGAAATGATGGGACTAAGACCGGGTCCCTTTCCAGATACGGAGACCCAAAGTGTCCGCACTATTCTATAATCGACATTCGCATCGTATTGCGAATTAATGCCGGCAACCGCGCTCGGTTCTTCACAAAATGCTCTTGTGTTTTGTTAAGTGCCTCTACATATTTGGGGGATTTGTAATGTGATACTATCAAATCAACAACGTATTTCTGGGCATTTGCTTGGTCGAACTGTAAGCTTACGCCATGCCCCGAATTGTTATTCCGAAAACACCACGCCAAAAAATCGTCACAATGAAACAACATAATCGACTTCAATACAAAATAACTGAATGCCTCTGTTTTCTCGCGATACGAATTGCCAGGTTTCATCAAATCCGCATATCCCATATTATTGTGAGTAAGCAATTTAGCGACTTGAAATATGGTGAACCGTCTCTCCGCATTGATACCTAGCATAATGGCGGGCCATGCCGTTTCAAAACCTCGCCGCCGAGGATGTGCTACAACGTCAACAATCACAATATTTACGAGCTCCGCCCACATTTCGCAATAAGATTCGTAAATACACAATTCCGATTGTATGGGGAAAATACCGGCGACCACTTGTTTAGCCATCTCATTTGCCCCAGGAAATCCCGAGAAATCCAGCCCCAAATTATGAAATGATTCGTGAATGAATACCTTGAACACTTCCTCTCTTCTATACAATACGATTTCCGTCTTTTGGCTACATGAAGTGGTTAGTGCCGTATTGATATGAACCGGACTAACAGAATCCGCACTCGATGTTGGCAAAACCTTTTTTTGCGGCGTCATGTACAAATAGACATCGACTTCGCTTGAACATTGAGGACTCGCATAATGAGAGGCAATTGACAACCATATATGGGCGCGTTTCAGAAAATCGCGCACCTCGGCAAAATGTTTTCCACGAACACTATTTGAAATCGTGGTGCTCTGGGATGGAAAAACAAAAAACATATTGTATGTTCGTTTGCCAATGGTTAGAATCGCATTGATAGAGTATTTGTTGGAAGCCTGAATAGAGGCGCGGATTGTGTGGTCGACGCTGCTGTAAAGTGTTCCGGTTGAAGATTCGCCGCTGAATCGTTCACCGGTTATTTGCGCGGAAACCGGCTGTTTACTTGCCTCGACTGCCTGGTCATAGATTATTTTCATCATTTTCACAGAATTGGGGGAATATATGTTCAAAGAAGGTACTGAATTGATGTGCTGGACATATTGTTGGAGTTTGTGCGAATCGCTGGTACTCGACATATTTATAATTATACTGGCGAAGATATACGGATTAGGCGACCCATTAGTTTACAGAAACACACCCATTAGTTTACAGAAACACACCCATTAGTTTACACACCCATTAGTTTACAGAAACACACCCATTAGATAAACACGTATTTCCAGTTCACTGAAACAGGACATCCACCTACGGTCATTGAGAGACGGATACAACGACGTGAACACCACAAGATGAACTCGCGATAATCCATCTTTTCGCCGGATTTTACTAAATCTATTGTTGTGTTTATACCCGGTGAATACGTTTTTACAAACTGGAACCGGATTTCACGCAAATACTCCATTTTTTCCAACTGGTCAACAGATAATTCGATTAAGTTTGTTTCACTATTTAACAAGATGATGGTTTCGCAATCGTAGTCGCAAAACATATCCACGATTTTAAATGCGCCCAATTCAATTGTCAAATAGTTTCCAAAAATAATCGCGGGTTTAGACATTTGTTTTACTTGGTTCTTTACACTATGAATATATGTAATACACTGGCGCAGTAAAACATCCTGAGCGCGAATTGTGTGTTGGAGCTTGATAATTTGTTGCTGATATACGTCGGTCATTTTGTTAGCATTGGATTGTTATTTTGTGCTTAGACTAATGAGTGTAAAAAGATTTCAATTTTACGAGCATAAATATATGACTATATATAAACGAAAATCCGATGAATAGCGGAACACGATTACACATGATTTTCTTGCTTATTCTAATTTTAGCAACCATCACGGTGGTTTTGTTATTCAGTAAAAAAAAAACAAACGAAGGATTTGGTAATGAAATATTAGATATACCTAGTGCCGAATATGGCGAAGGGAAAAATAATGGCAGTATTGATTATGTAAATAGTCCATTATCGCCCATGAACCCAGGCTCTGGATTCTACGCCTTCAATGTAGGAACAATACATAAACCACAGTGGAAACGCAAATCTGTGCCATATGGATACAGACTCGACCCCACGGACTCAACCAAGCTTGTTCCTGTTTCTGAGTCTACCATCGCAACATCTACACCTGGTCTGAATGATGCCGAGTTGATAGCACCACCATTCCTCCAGATTCCAGGAGCATTATATACTGGTTCTGGTGCGGATTATGGGCTTGACAAAAAGCCACCCGCATCGGGGTTTTACAAGATTAAAGTCATTGATAGTGGAAGTACTGCCAAATATTATATGAAAAATGTGCCCAATGGATATGTTGTGGACCGCAAAGATTTATTGGTGGAAAATGTAAACCCTGGAGCAAACGCAGGTTCCAAAAACTATACAAAACTAGTTTACCAAGCACCTGAGATTCCAGAGTCAGAAATTAGCAATATCAACGGACTTAGCGCAATTAGTGCCGACGCAATTACCTTTGAGGACGGTTATTTCATCATTAATTCCGGCGGCTTATTCTACAAGAAACTTATTCCAAATGGATACGATATTAGTAGCAATGACCCGGTACAAACTGAGTACATGAAGCTACCGAGCCTTAACACTTATACACCTCTCAAATACAACCCCAACTTCACAACTGAAAAATACGACCCCAAGTTTACATATGATGCCAAAAACACAGAAAAAGAATACAGAGACATCAGTTATGGTAAAACAGATGATGCCAATATCGGCAAATACTGGATGTTCGACGAGGAAGGTAAATTACTTGAAGTGAGTACCGAAATGAATAAATCCCCCATCCTCTATTATATTCCGGGCGCATACAAGTTTGGTGCGTCCAATTATGTGCCCAACTATGAAGACAGTGTGTATTTGAGCAGGACGACGCGCGAATCCCAGCTGGCACCCGTGGTAAATACGGCGAGTCAGTTGGGTGGATTTTGCTCACAATATGCGACAAATACGGCGGCATTAGATGAGAAATGCGCGGCGCAAGATTTGAATGCGTGTGCGTCTACCAGTTGCTGCGTTTTGTTGGGGGGTCAGAAATGCGTGGCGGGAAATGAAAATGGACCGAAGAATCCGGCAAGTTATACGGACTACAGTTTGATGAACCGGGATTTTTATTATTATCAGGGCAAGTGTTATGGCAATTGTAAATAGAATTAGAACGGATTTAGAAGATTTTTGTTGGAATAAAATGTGGGGGTATGGTATATGTCACATACAGGAGTTAGAGGAACAGATAAAGATGGAAACCCATACAAGAGAGAAGAAACAATTGCTGCGGACAAAACAAAACACCAAAACTTACATACAAAACTTGCTAAAAAAACTAAATACACAGAAGAAAACACAAGACCCATTACTCCTACTTCAAGTGAGCTAGAATCTTATAGCCCAGAATATCTAGCCAAAATTAATGAAAGAGATAAGTTTAAGGGCTTTGGACAGAATTGTACGATATCAGGAGGTAAAAAATCACGAAAATCCCACAATTCAAAGAAACAACGCAAATCCAAGAAATCTCATACTTCCAAAAAGTCCAAAAGGTCAAGACGTTAATAACAACCGCACCAAATTACATATTCCATAAAAAATATGTAATTATGTAATTATCTCATTCAAAACGCGGCAACCACTATTGTATGCCGCATGTAAAGACCCATAATATACCGGGTCCGTGTGTTCTCCCGCAAAAAATATTCGCCCACAAATATTCGCCGAAACCGCCACACTATCTTCGCACCAATACGAATACGCACCTTGGCTGAAGACATCCTCCTCCCACCTCGTTATGTGTCAAGCGACAGGGTCTGGTGCCCGAGGATAGAACGTTCTCAAATTGGTCATTATTTGGTCCATAATCTCTTCATCACTTTGATTAGACATCGCCCATCCAATATCCGCCGGACAAACCGCCTCGATTACCGGTTTGTTTTTAGAACACATATAATTATTCCACATCGTATAATTGTCGTGTTCGCAAGTTAGCAACATCGGCATATCTGTCCAAAACACATCTTCACGTTCAAATACTAACTGGATTTTCTTGTACGACCCCATCTTAATTTGCGATAGCGCAACTCTGCGTTCTGCGGATAATGGAGGCAAAAACCGGATATCCAAGAGAGGCCCCGGCGGAATCGTAATACACAACTTCTCGCAAAAATATTGCGATCCATCTGCCACAATAATATTCACCCCGCAACTATCATATATAACATCGGTGACAACCTTATTCACCAGAACACGTCCCGCAATATCGTGTTTTGAATTAGCGACAATGGCGTCAACCAAGGTCATGGCACCATTTTTGAACAAACAATGTGAACCTGGATAATCGCCCGGACTACCACACAAATACGATGTCGGAATATTTGCCACACTTCCGCCACACCAGACCTCCATCATATAGAGGAATGGTTTTATATCGCAGTCGTCACATAGATTGGCACATACCTCAGCACAAGCCTCAGCGATCGTTTTGCCAGGAATCGCCGCAATTTGTTTTACGACACCATGCCATTTCGTCGCCATTTGCTGACGCACATCTTCGCTCAACGTGTTCTCATCGGATATGCCTGCTATTAAATGGCAAATCGAAGCCATCTCGGAATAAATCCAGGGATTCGACGATGCCATCGGAATCATATCACGCCCATAATCCAAAAATTGGTTCAGCGGGTTATCAATCGACCCGTGAATCCACGCGGCACCCATATCAAGGTGCGTGTCTTGATTTGTCAATACACGCCCACCAATACGCCCACGCGCTTCTAATATCAAAAAATCCGTTGTTTCTAAACCCGCGGCGATAGTAAGTCCAGATATACCAGCGCCAATAATGATTGTGTTATGTTTCATATACTATACAGAATAGAGGGTTTATATTATTTTCTATTTTTATTAGACAAACATTCATATAAACACAAACGCCCATAATATATAATGAGTTACCTGGAACCAATTTTCCTAGAAAATATTGACAAGACCGCAGTAAAAACCATTTTCGAATTGGGCTCGCGCGATTTACTTGACGCACATAAATTACAAGACTATTATGGATGCTCCGTATACGCGTTTGAGTGTAATCCCGACTGCCTGGAAGTATGTGATACTATTATCGCATCATTCCAGAATGACAAAATACATCTTGTGAAAAAAGCGGTTTCACTTGAAAACGGCCCCATCGCATTTTACCCATTTGACCTGGCAAAATACGACAACATGGGCGCATCCTCTATGTTCAAAATAGACTTTTCACGAAGAGACCCACGCGACCCCGACTACAAACATCCAAATCCCCAGATGGAAATCAGCGTAGATGGAACACGTCTAGATACCTTTATGGAAGAATACGGTATCGACACCGTTGACTTGCTATGCGTCGACCTACAAGGATACGAATTGAACGCACTAAAGAGTCTCGGAAAAAAATTGGAAACGGCCAAATACGTGTTGACCGAGTGCTCTATTGATAGCACCTACATTGGCGGAGCGTCATTTACCGAACTGGCCGAGTATTTAGCGGAAGCAGGGTTCAAATATAGATGTAGCAATTTGTTTGGCTATGCTTATCCAGCGATGGATAGATGTGGTTTTAGCGAGTTTGATGCGCTGTTCATCCGTTCTTAATACTGTCGGTACACTTTTCATATGAGTTTAATGCCACCGACGCATTGTCAATTCGGCGGCCATACTCGCGAGAGGTTTCCCGTCAAATGATGGATGTTTAAATGTGTTTATATTTTTGACAAAATGCTGCGTATAACTTCCCTTGAACCCAATGTCGTCATATTTTTCGAACGCCTGAGCAAGTGCCCCTGAGTGGCCTATTACACGACCAAGTATATCGTGGATAACTTGCCACTCTAATGACGCGCACCTTCCCGACATAAATGCTTCATCAAACTCTTTTATCAAATCGTCGCCTCTCAACTGAGGTTCAATGTATTCCTTTTCCAGCATCTGCTGAATATCGGGTACGAGCTTGTCGTATATTTGTTTTGCTTGTTCAAGTTCTTGTGCCATTGTAATACCAACCCGTGTACTTTTACAATTACAAATCAATTTTTCATGTAAAAAATTGATTTAAACCTGTGATAATAATGGTATGATACAAATAAAAATGCTATTCACACGTTCATACATCCAAGGACTCTTATTAACATCGCGCCCAGCCTCTACGGCAATTGTTAAGTTTATCGAGGTTTATACTGACGGTTCTTGTTATAATGGCGATGGTGGGTATGCGGTATATTTCCCGGGCGGAGAACACCCTACAATATGTAAAGAGGCAAAAGCATCCGCATCCGCATCCGCATCCGCTATAACCGCTGTAACCAGCACCCGCTGCGAAATACTCGCGGTCAATACTGCTCTCACAATTTACAACGACAAGTTTCGCGGAATCCCGTGTACAATATATACCGACTCATTGTTCATAGTTGATTCCCTCTATCGATACTTCCCCATTTGGCGCAACAATGGATGGAAGAAGACCGACGGAACACCCGTCAAAAACCAGGACATAATGAAACCAATGTGCGAAGTATTCGATGCCAACAAACAGAATGTCTCCGTTAAACACATCAAGGCACACACACTGAATCAAGACAAACATTCACACAACAATGCCGTGGTGGATATTCTTGCCAAAAACGGCGCATATCCTTGTAAACTAGTTATCGATACTCTTGCCAAGTGCTCAAAAAATTGAACACAAAGAATATAGATACAAATATATTACAATACTCTATATCTGAACAATGATTATTCCTGTTAAATGCGTAACCTGCGGCAAAGTCATCGCAAATAAATACCGATTCTTCTTAGAACAAGTGCGAAAGAAGAAGCTCGAGAAGATGGAATCCGGCGAAGATTCCGGGTTTGTTCAGAAAACCATTTACTTGACGAAAGAGAACACACAAAAAACCGCCGAGGGAGAGGTTTTAGATGATTTGAAATTAGTAGACCCGTGTTGCCGCCGCCATTTCCTGACCCATGTGGATATTGAATAAATATATGGACCATGAGCTACGTCTGTTTTTTTCGGCGGAACAATATATAATGCCGAAGAAACAAACACAGCGCGGATGCGCGGCAAAAAAACAGAGAAAAAGCAAGAAAAACATTCGGACGCAGCGTGGCGGTGATATGCATAAAATGTACAATTACAATAATTTGGTACAAGACCCACAACGAATGATGACGACGAGTCAATCGCCCGCAATGAAAATCGGCGGCAAACGTCATTCGCGCAAATATTACAAACGTGGTGGATCAAATATGGGGTATTCGGCATTTAATAATGTTGCGGCGCAAATGACGTCCAAGTTTACAAACATGACAAATATGTTTCCTTCTACCGCTACCCAACCAGTTGCGATGGCATAGATGTTTTCTCGGGTGAAAATATAATGGCATTCTCATTGAAAGAATTATGTACTCCTGCGTATCTTTATTTTGTGATTTCAATCATTGCCCTAGTAATTATGGCAATACAAAATTACGGAAACACCAATGTATATTGTTTAGGCGATTATAGTTGCGGTGTTTCAAATACCACGCTCATTTTCTTGATTAAACTCGGATACATTCTTCTGTGGACATGGATTCTCAGTTTAATTTGTAAAGCGGGTGTACCCAGTTTATCGTGGTTCCTCGTTTTATTGCCGATTATTATCATGTTTGTACTAATCGCAATGTTATTCATAGCATAAATATAACTCAATTTATATTATATTTATGTCACGACGGCTTAAACGGTCGCAGAAGCTTAAACGGTCGCAGAAGCTTAATCTGTCGCAAAAGCTTAATCGGTCGCAAAAGCTTAAACGCCACATCAAAAGAAACACGTCACGACGTGTTCATAAACCCGTAAATGGTTCCATAAAACGAAACGCCGGATGGATAACTATCAGCGTCCACGGGACTCCTTTTGACCGAGGATTC